CCTGATGTAGTATTAGCTTGTACTGTTGCTGAAATAGAACCTACATTATTTGTAGATTCAGTACCATCTGCAACTTTCCAACAAGCAGCTATATGGTTTTCGCCATTTTCATTAACATCTGCTCCACCACCAGTTAAAGTAAATCCATCTGATGTGTAACTAGCAACAAGAGTATTGGTATCGTTTGCATTGTTTCCACTAGGAATCCAATTTTGTCCTGTTCCCTCTGATGAGTTATTAAGTAATGGGTGTCCACTTCCATCATATCTTTTAATCCAAATAGATGCTGGTTTAAAAGACAAACCAGTAATTGTTGTTGTGCTACTACTACCAGTCCATTTAGGTACATCAAAATGGTCTGATGGTTTTGCTATTGTTGTATATGCCATGTTATCTCCTATCCATAATCTTTAATATTTTTTGTGCAAACAGCTAAAAAATTTGTAGGTGGTGCATATTCAAATGTGCCGTTTCCTTGCGAGTCTGCGTTACCACTTGCTACTGCTGTATTACCAAACCTACCCTCTCCAAAATTACATTGAACAGTATTTGGATACAGACCAGGAGTACCATAAGTTCTTTGATAAACAGCTACTGCTGGTCTAAAAAATTCTCCGTTAGCTGTCCATGTTTTATGTGCATTATTGCCACTTGCTATATCTGAAGATGATGTTGCAGTATCTGAACTTGGGACAGTATTCCATGTACCATTTCTCCCCCACCATATTTTTCCAGCATCTAAGTCATAAGCACACATTACAATATCGTTTGCTGAAACACTTGTTATATTCGAGCCACTACCATCATTCCATGCAACCTCAGTATTATCTCCTCTTTGAATTACTCTCGCAGCTTGACCAGCTTGAAAACCAAAACCATCTCCATCATTTCCAGCAATAAAAGGAGAACGATAAGTTGTAGAAATAGTTTGTGCTGCTGCTTTAGTACCTGACTTACTTATACCAATACAACTATACAGTCCCTCTATGTGTTTGACTTCAAAGTACCACTTGCCTTTGGCAGTAGCCAAAGTTCCTATAGCACCTTTATATCCGTCTGATGTAGATTGAGGGTCTGCCCATGTAGTATTACCATGATGTAATACATCTTTCTTTTGAGTGTTATAACATTCGTTAAAATTTAATACACAAAAATCATTACTAGGTGTAGTAACAGATTGGTTTACATCTCCTGTAAGAGTAAATGTATTACTATTGCCACTTGAATCTGTACCCATAGCTCCACTATTTTCAAACTTTAAAAACCAACCATTAGTACCATAAGTTACACTTGGATTTAGTTTAGGTTTCCATATTCCAGTTGTAGAATCTGTTTGTCCAAAGTCTGTTGCAGCATATTGTGTGCCATCAATATTATGAAAATGAGCTAAGTAACCTATAAAATTACTACCATCACTGGTAGTACGACCTATTTGATGACCTTGTGGTGTGCCACTATCCATTTGTTTATTCCATCTAAAATCTGTATTAGTTGCTGCATAAGTTGTGGTAGAAAAAGTTAGCTGTTGTCCATTTGCATAAAATTTCATTTTATCAGAATCTGATGATTGTGTTGAATCTCCAGCTATAACTATATGATACCAAGATGAAGTATCTAAAAAAGTTTTTTCAGTTTCAAAGTTCCAAACTACACTACCTGTATATTCTATAAATCCTATTTTCCCATCACTTCTTATTTCAATCCATGAGCCATTACCAGCAGTGCTTGTGTTAGATGCTACAATTTGTGCATCTTTTGTATGGGCATATTTAATCCAAAACGATACTGTAAACTTATCAGCATTTGTTGGTGTGCTTGAAAAACTTCTAGTTAAATATCCGTACGCCATATCATTATCTCCTAATTACTAAAACACGCTGAGTTATTCATGCCTACTGATACTGTAATGCTAAATGCTCTATCTGCTGTTTGCGATTCTGCATCTGTAGCTCGTAGTGTAAAGTTGTAAGTCGTTTCACTTGTTGCTGCTGGTGCTGTGCCTGTAATTGCACCAGTCGATGAATTAAGTGTTAAATTCATGGTACTCGCAGGTGTGTCTGTGTTACTCGTTAAAACGCTTGTGGTTTCAGAATACGCAACTGTGCTATCACTAGTCGCTGTTACTGAAAAACTCACACTCGCACCTGCTGCAACCTCTCCTAGACTACCTGCTGATGTACTCCATGTAGGTGCGTCTGATACTGTAAGTATTGCAGAACTTGACCTTGCTGCTAATCCATCAGGATTCTCAACTCTGATAAAGTATGTGCCATCTGTAGGTAGTGTTACATTGACTGTAAGCTGTGTAGCCGAATCTCTTACAATACTGTTTGGTAGCGTTATAACTCCTGATGAGTTAATAAATTCTACATTCGGTGTAATTACAAAATTTGTACCTGCGATAACGACTGATGTTGCAGTATTGCCAATAGCTGATGGTGTTACCCCAGTAACTGTTGGGCTTGTGCCACCTGCTGCTGTAAATGATAAAAC